ATGAAGGGCTGGGCACTGCCTAAGAAGAAAGCCGTCTAACCCCTACCCGCCCCCACTGGTTCACCCAGTGGGGTGCTCTGTTTCGTTTATTGTCAGGCGATTTTATCGCCAAAACAAAAAATAATCACCTAAAATCAAAATTTTATCGAAAAATATTTGGTGGTATCAAAATATATTCGTATCCTTGCACCGACAAAATGAAAGTTTAACCGAGGGATGACCCTCACAAAACAAGTTTTTCGTATGACTATCCAAGAATTTAAGCAAGAAGCAACTCGTAGGGGAAACACCTACGACAACAGCTCTAAGGCTTCCGAGAATTGGTCCCGTTACTGGTGGCGCGACCTTTGGTTTTATAAGGAGTACCGCCTGGGTAACATGATCTATCGCACAGGTCGCGTCCGTCGTCGTCATTGCTCCTACTCTGTCGAAGAGCGCATCATCGACGGCCATACCGTTGATACTCGACATTTTAACAAGATCCTGAAAGACTTTCAGACTCCCGCCCTCTCTTCCGATGAGCAGACCTACATCAAGCAACAGGAACTTCGTTTCCGCGAAACGATGTTACGTCTTCAGAAGCGCACCGCTATTCGTCGCCGTTCTAATCGTTCCACGGCTGCCAACTGGCCCACTCTACCCTTCACCGCTTAATCTCTACGACTATGACAAAGGTAGTTTTCCGCAAGTTCAAGGATGGTGTTGTAATAGCCGTCTTTCCAGAGGTGTCCTACAATTATGTGCATCTTATGAGCTATCAGCACGAGGGACAGCATGGCGACTGTGTGCCCTGGATATCTTCATTCACCAAACCAGCCACACCCGCTGAGTATGCCCCCTTACTGTCAGAGCTGAAGTCTATCGGTTACGATGATCTGCAGATTATGAAGCGTATCAATCTGAATGCCCGCCGCCGTTCTTTCTGCCAGTACGGACAGAAGGAGGCACCGGCTGCAATCACTTCCGCGTTTCGTTCATAAATTCATCAATTCATAAATTCATTCATTCATAAATTTAACGAACATGGCAAAGAAAATCGAACATATAGAGCAGCAGCTTACAGCAGCTATCGAGCGAGGCGACTTTAAGGTTATTGTAGCGGCTGGCGAACCCGTCTGGAACCACACCAACTCCTTCGACATTATCCGCGTATCTCCTACGCCTACGTCCTCATATTCTTTCCCCAACACCTCCGAAATGCTCTCACTCATTGAGAAGCGTCGCAAGGCTCTGGAGCGTAAAATCGCCAACCGTATCAACTATGGCGATGAGCGTGGCCGTTCCGCTGTCTTCTCCGACAATCAGACTGCCAAACAGTTGGCACTTCTCAATGGCCGTCCTGACTACCTCCGCGTGGCCTATCGTGCCTGGTGCATGTCTCAGAAGGCACCCAAGGCCATCCAGCAATATGTCTATCACAACCTGATAGTCCATGCCAACCGCTACCACCAGGATGCCGAGCGTTTCTACCTCCGCGAAATCGACCGCTACACATTCGAGGTGCTGCCTCCTGCCTGGCGCAAGTGCATGGATGACCCGTGCCCAGAACTCGAAGGCGTTACGCTCTTCGATATCACCGAACCTTTGCAGCCTAGTTTCAAGGTAGGGCAGACCATTGCCCGCAAGCTGCATGGCAAGTTTGTCAAGATCGTGGTCGTTGGCTATGAGTACAATCACCGCTTTATGCGAGGTGTCGAGCAGTGGAGCAACCCTATCGATTTAGAGTATCGCATCCGCTATGCTGACGAGCAGCCTGGTCCCCGTGCCCACATCTATACGCTGTCACGTAGTGCCGCTTATCCCGCTTTTCATGCAGAAGAAAAATAATAGTTCCGTCCAGTATGTCGCTATGCCATAGCGACCTAATCAATCAAACAAATATGTCACAGTACCCTTACACTTTCACCCTCTCCACCGCCACAGGCGACCATGGCCACCAGTACCCACTACTCACGGCCAATCAATACCCCTGGATGAATGTTCAGATCGTGCCCACTCCTGCCGCCCAGCGCACCCTCATTCTCGATGCACTCAACAAGCGGGGTGGGGGAGTGGCCACCGTCGATGGCCGCACCGACTTCGTGGCTATTCAGGCCGGTGGTGGCACCGATGAGCACCCCACTATCTCTATCACCCGCCAGAACTACCAGCAGGTAGCCGCCATTCTCCGCGACTGCCTCCAAGCAGCTGCCGACTACTGGGCTGCCACACATCCTGCCCAGTAGCCACCACTCCCAGCCGTTCTCGGCTGGGCCTGTCCCGTATGTCGCTATGTCATAGCGACCGTAGCGGAAAATAGCGGAAATTAGCGGGAAATTTCCCCTAAAACAAAAAATTTTCGCCAAAAATCAAATTTTTCTCGAAAAATATTTGGTAGTATCAAAATATATTCGTATCTTTGCAACGTAAAACATAAACAATATGTATAACCGAGGGTCAGCCCTCACAAATAAACAAAGATTATGAAAGTAACAATCGACAATTTCAACAACCAACTGGAAGTCACCGTTCAGGGCGACACTATGACCGTAGCGTTAGAACGTGGCACCTTCGTGCTATCTGGTGCAGTCAATACTGAGTGCTCTTTTGAGACAGAAGAAGACTACGCCCGACTGTTGCACGATGCAGCTCTTTCGTTAGTAACGCTGGGTATAGATGTTACCAGTTTCGATGAGTGGGAGAACCTTTTTAGCTCATGGGCCGATGATGAGCCTGGCGACGATGCAGATCCCGAAGATATCGAAGAGTATCACAAGTGCCTGGCGAATGACCGTGCCGACTTTGAGTGCGAACAGGATGCCGCCCGCAACTGGCAGTCACTGACTGACCTCGATGCAAAAGCCATCTGGGACTACCTCGAAAACCGCTGGCAAATCTAATCATTCATCAATTCATACATTCATCAAAACATCAATTCATTAAAACATACAACTATGAAACATTCAGCAGATTTTTATAAAGTGGTCAACGCAGTTTTGAATACCCTCCGTCAGGGTGGTTCTGTTCCTTATTATATGGTAGCTAACAGTTCAGAGGGTGGTGCATACACTCCTGAAGATGACTTCCGCGAACTCCGTCTGTCTCTTCTGGCTTACAATACCGCCGACGATGACGAAGACGTGGCCGACCAGAATTTTCGTTCTGAGCACTCCGACTGTGACATCTGGACGCTATTCCGTGGTAATGACTTCATTTGCCTGGCTATCGACCCCGACAACTACATCACCAGCAGCTACGACCTCCGCGACATGATTGCCGACGATTACGATTTAGAGTGTGCCGAGATTATAGAGGGCATGAATGGCTATCCTCGTGGTCTTCGTGGTTGCGTCCTCCTGAATGATAAGGAAGCTACCTTCGAGAGTATGGAACGTATGGCCGAACTCTATGGCGTAGAAATTGTTTCACTCCGCCGCAAGGATGGTTGGCAACTATGGGAGTCTCAGGGACATACCTACGAGTTATACGACTTCCAGAATTTCCTGGATAGTCACGACGACAATGCCCTCACCTTTGGCTCATTCAAAGAGTATGCAGACTATCTCCGCGAGACTGCATCTGACGAAATGATTGAAGACATGGCCGCCCATGCACTCATCGAGAAGGCTAAGGAAATCGAGAACAAAGAGGCTGGCGATAACGAGTTTATCCACACCTCTACTTACGACATCAGTTACTACGAACTGTTAGACCGCCACGTCTCTCACTATTCATACGACACCTGGAACTACTGCCTTGCTCTCGACTGCATGATCTCCGACTAACCTCCCGTTATACCACCCCCAGTTATTCACCGTTTCTTTAAAAAACAGAAAACAATTATGACACATTCAGATTACATCAACGCCGTTGGCCGCGCCAACTATTACAGCCACATGTATTATGTCGCATCCGCTCCCGTTGTGAGCGATGCCGAGTTTGATGCCCTCGTCGCTCAGATCGAGCAGTACGAACGCCTCAATCCCTCACACATTCTCCCAGACAGTCCCACCCAGCAGGTAGGCTCCGACCTCAATGGTAATGGCCGTATCGCCCACCGCACACCCATGCTTTCCTGTCAGAAGGCTCAGGACATCGAGAAGGTTGCTTCGTGGATCACTAAGACCAACCAGCGCATGAACGTCCTCACCGGCGACAACCACTATACTGGTGGTTACAAGCTCGTAGCCATGTGGAAGTACGACGGCATTTCTTGCTCTCTCGTCTATCAGGATGGCCAACTCATCAGCGCTGCCACTCGTGGCGATGGTAGGGTAGGGCAGGACATCACCGCCCACGCCCTCTGCATCCCCTCCATCCCTCAGCAGCTCCGCGAAACGGGTGCTACCTACTCTCTGAAGGGACGCATCGAGGTTCGTGGCGAGATTGTCTGCAGCAAGCGCAATCTGCAACTCCTTTCCACACGTTATACCGACTGCCGCACAGCAGCTTCCGCTCTCTGCAACCAGTCCGTGCCCGACGCTATCGACCTCGCCATGCTCGACTTCATCCCCTGGGATGCCTATATCGACGACGCTATCAGCAGTCAGATTCAGTTCTCTTGCACCCCGCTCGGCTATCCCTGGCACAAGTTCGACTTCCTTCACCGCCTGTGCTTCATCCACCGCCCTGAAACACTAAGTGCCCACAGCTTCGACGAAGCAAAGCGCATCATTGCCGATTTCGAGAGCCGCCGTGCCGACTTCGAGTTTCCTGTTGATGGCGTAGTCTTCCGCATCATGCACGACGACTACTTCCGCGCCCTTGGTGCCACCAGTCACCATCCTCACGGTTCTATCGCCTACAAGTTCGCACCGGCTAAGACTCAGACCGTCTGCCGCCGTGTCGAAGTCACCATTGGCAAGACAGGCAAGCGCACCCCCGTAGCCTATTTCGATTCAGTCACCATTCTTGGACGTGAGGTACATTCTGCCTCTCTCTATTCAGAGAAGAGCGCCGCAGATCTCGGCATCTATCCTGGTGCCACCATTGAGGTAGGATTGTCTAATGATATCACCCCCAAGGTCTATCGCGTTATAGCACCTGCCCAGCATCAGGCTTCTCCCGTTTCTGTCGATTCCTCTACTCCCAGCGCTTCTCCGCAGGGTTCCGTAGGGGATAAGGTTACGGAAAATGACCCCTTAGCAGGTATCGACTTCCCTGGTGAAGAAACACCCGTCGCTCACGACCTCTTTGCCGCCACTCCAGTAGAAGATAGTGTGCTCGGCGATTCAGTCGCCGAGGAAGAGGAAGAACCCTGGTTGGCTCCCTCTCTCTTCTCTGACGATCCTGCCACCGTGTCCGATGCTCTGGCTACTGTGTCCGATGCTTCTCCATCGGGTTCCACCGCCCCCACTGTGCTCGGCGATTCAGTCGCCGAGAATGAAGCTCCCAGCCACTCTCACCACCGCACTGCTGCCATCCTCGGCACAGTCGTTTGTGCAGCCCTGCTCTGTTGTGTAGGTGCCGTGGCCATGGCTGCCGCCGTCTTCTTCGTTCCTATCCTCGCCGGTACTCTCCGCGTATAATAACCACCGTGCCCAGCCGCTCTCGGCTGGGACCCTAAAAATAGAAATAACAATGGATAATCAAATCAACAATCAAGTACAGCCTACTCCCATCTGGGATGGCGAAATCTCACAGTATAATCAGCATTTCATGTCAGGAATGCAGTTCCATGCTCCTTTCATCGTCACCAAGTTCCAACAGCGTTCTGACCTCGGCGATTGCATCATCAGCACCCGTCCGCCTTATATCGTCTGCAAGATCCACGGCTTCAAGACAGCCGTAGCCGTCAATCGCACCGACAATCCCAAACTGGTGGCCATGGCTGAACGTGAGGAACAGTCACGCCTCGAATATCTCCAGCAGCGTCAGATCGCTTTCCGTAATCGTATCGAGGCCGACCGTCAGGGCATCACCATTCGTCAGCTCATCGAACAGCAGGGACGTGTCTATGACGAAGAACTGGATGAGCCTCGCATCGTCTGCAAGGTGCCTGGTCTCAATGTCTATCTCGAACTCGTGGGCTGCCTGGCTCCCGTTCCCGCTGACGAGGATATCGAATGGGTAGGCGAGAAAGGGGTACTCTCTACGCTCGACTCTATGATGGAGTGGTCACAGAACATCTTTGACCGTCAGGACCGCCGTGCCCGTGCCACTCAGTCCACCGACCCGCAGCCGCTCACTTCCTGGTGCAACCCATACGACCCAGAACTTCGCCCCTGGATGCCTCGCAAACGTGGCCTTGGTCATACCTACATCGACCCCTCACGTCGCCCCGATCTGCTTTTCTCTAAGGCACCACAAGGCTCTGCCGACCTCGGCATGATACGCACCATCAAACAGGCCACTGCCGACAATGCCGCTCGTGGCATAGCCCCCGAAGACTATGGCAAATAACCTCCACCGTGCCAAGCGCTTTTCCGCTGGTCCTCCGGCTCCGTCCTGTATGTCGTTATGTTATAACGACCTTTAAAAATCACAAAATTTTCATCATTTCATCAATTCATACATTCATTTATTCATAAATTCATAAAATAAACATCATTTTATTTTGTAAAATCAAAATTTATTTTTATCTTTGCACCAAAATTATCAAATTATATCATTATGGCACGTATTAAAGAAATCCTGGCATTCGCCAACAACAAGGGTGGGGTAGCCAAAACCACCACCGTCCAGAACGTCGCTGCCGGTCTTCTCCGGCGCAACAGTCGTCTGCGCATCCTCTGCATCGATCTCGACCCGCAGGGCAATCTTTCTTCCCTCCTCGGCTGGCGCGATAAGATGAAGGAGTACCACGCTAAGAACCTCGCCACTCTCACCGTGGCCGATGCCCTCCGCGATGGCGACAACAACCACCTGCCTGTCTATCAGTCTCGCAAGGGTCTCTATTATGTCCCCGCCTCTGCCGGACTGTCCGACATCGACCCTGACCTCCATCGTCAGATGCAGTCCAAGCTGGTGCTTTCGTCACTCTTTGGCAATGACATCTTCGACATGGACCACCTCTACCTCGGTGCAAAGGCACTCGATGGCGAATACATTGAAGACACCTTCGACTATGTGCTCATCGACTGTGCTCCTGCCCTCTCCGAACTCACCTTCAACGCGCTCGCTGCCGCCTCTGGTGTCATCATCCCCGTGCAGCTCGGCTCGCTCTCAGTCGATGGCATTGGCCGCATGGTCGAAGCCTACAAGAATGTCAAGCGCAAACTCAATGCCGACCTCGACATGCGGGGCTTGCTCATTGTCATGGCCGACGAGCGCACCCGACTGG